AGGCTATGACCACCTTGGTAATAACGGTGTAGAGAATCTTGTGCAACGCTTGGAGTTCATGGCTGTATCCTTGGGCGTAGAAGTTATTGTGCTTGACCACATTACTGCTGCTGCCACAGGTATGCTTGGATCTATGAATGACAATGAGCGACTGTTGATTGACAGTCTTATGAAAGAGTTGCGATCACTTGTGTCACGCACTGGTGTACACATTCATATCGTCTCTCAGCTTGTTAAGAATGGTAAGGCATTTGAAGAAGGCGAACGTATTACCATGCAGGATCTTAGAGGCTCAGGCTCTCTTGCTTCTGTACCCAATACTGTTATCGCATTGGAGCGTAACCGACAAGATCCAGATGAGATTGTCAAGAACACAACTACAGTTCGTGTTCTAAAGAACCGTCTGACTGGTAAGTGCGGTGTAGCTTCAGCCCTCTACTACAATCACAACTGCGGTAGACTGGAGGAAGTCGAGTATCAGGAGTCTGATGCAGGCAATGTAACGTTTAACTAATAGGAGGAAGAGTCTCATGAACCGACTCGTACTAGACATTGAAGCCAACGGCTTAAACGAAATTAATCTAAATACAAAAGGCGATGTGATACCTGAGGTAACTCAGGTTCACTGCCTTGTTATCAAGGACATAGATACAAATGAAATTAAAACTTATACTGGTATGGACATTAGATCTGGTGTTGATGTGTTGCGCAATGCCGACTGTCTTATTGGCCATAATATTACGATATATGACATCCCTGTGCTCGAAAGGTTCTACGGTCCTATTCACACTGAGCAACAAGATACTCTCATTATCTCCCGAATGATGTATCCTGAACGAGGTGATCATCCTTTGGGTGGTAACTCGCTCGAGTGTTGGGGCAAACATCTTGGCTGTCATAAACAAGACTATCAAGGTGGATGGGAAGAATACTCAGATGAAATGCTGGAGTATTGTATTCAAGATGTAGAAGTGTCTCACAAAATCTGGGAGGCACAACAGGAGTTTATAAATGCAAATCCGAAATCTGTTTGGTTGGAACAACAAGTTACAAGAATTATTTCTAATCAAATTGCTAATGGCTTTTGCTTTGACATTGATGCTGCATACAATTTGGAAGAAGAGTTGCAGTATAATAAGATTTCTATTGAAGATGAAATGAGACAAACATTTCCACCTATCACTGAAGAACGCTGGTCCGAGAAAACAGGGCGGCGACTCAAAGATAAGGTAACAGTCTTCAACCCGGGTTCCCGCAAACAAATTGCGGAGCGGCTTAGTGCCAAGTATGGTTGGGTGCCCCCACTGACCGACAAGGGTAATCCAAAGGTTGACGAAGCTGTGCTTAGAGAACTCAAGTATCCAGAAGCTCAGGTGCTTATCAAATACTTTGATACTATCAAACTACAGGGTCAAGTATCTGACTGGATTAAGCGGGCTTACCATAGCCGTGACGGTAAGATTCACGGCATGGTAAACCCACAGGGTACGGTGACTGGTCGTATGACTGCATCGCAACCCAACCTACAACAAGTGTCAGGAGACAAAAGAGCACGAGCATTATTCAAACCTTCCGCTGGTAATGTACAAGTCGGTATTGATGCTAGTGGTCTTGAAGCACGCATGCTTGCATCCCGTATGGCTAAGTATGATAAGGGAGCGTATGCGAAGATTATCTTGGAAGGAGATATTCATTCTGAAAATCAACATGCTGCTGGACTTCCAACAAGAAACGATGCTAAGACTTTCTTCTATGGTTTCTTGTATGGTGCTGGTAATGTAAAGATTGGTAAAATTATTGGCAAGAATGCTAATGCTGGTGCTGCTCTTAAGAAGAAGTTCTTAACTAGACTGCCAGCTTTGAAGAAAGTTATTGATGATGTAAAGGCACATGTTGATAGGACTGGTAAGGTAAAGCTTCTTGACGGTCGCCTTGTACCTTGTCGATCACAACATGCTGCACTTAACGTACAATTGCAAGGTGATGGTGCTATTGTTATGAAAGTCGCACAGGTCCTTCTTGAACGCAAGATCAAAGATATGCCTGTTAAGTTTATGGCTACAGTGCATGATGAGTGGCAGCTAGAATGTCCAGCAGAGATTGCAGAAGAGGTAGGCAAGCTTGGTGTACAGGCTCTACTTGAGGCGGGCGAAAAATTAGATTGTAAGATGCCCATTGATGGTGAGTATCAAATTGGAAAGGACTGGTCAGAATGTCACTGATTAGTGTAGACTTTTATGAATTCAGAGATGATCCAGTGGCTAATCTGGTTTGGCTTACGACTAAGCCTTTATTTAGAAAAACACCGTATAAAATTAGCCATTGCAATCTTGTATTAGAATTTGGTGGTAATAAATATACTGTAATAACTAGCGATAAGTTTGCAGCTAGAGTAGTCGATAGAGATAAATTTAATGAGTTGTATGAGCCACCTGTATACAGTCATGTGTTTGGTGAAACTAATCTTACTTATAGCACATTAAATAAATTAGTTACTGGCTATCAAGGCAGTATTCTACAAACTGCATGGTGGCGATTAACTGGTTACTACTTGGGATGGAAACCAAAGTTGTGTACGATTCTTGCACAAGAAATTTTACGAAGCAGTGGATATATGGTAGAATATAATCACAAACCTATTAAGTTTTATGAGGAGTTAAAGAATGAAAACTATTATGTTCTCAGGCAAAGCAAGGGTTGGGAAGACCCACGCTGCGAATCTGATTGCAGAGCTCGCATTTGCGGACGGTCTGAGGCCAGTATTTCTGCCCTTCGCAAAGCCTATCAAAGATAAAGCTAAAGAAGAGGGTTATACTAAAGAAAGTAATCCTCAGGAATATAGATCTTATTGTCAACTAATGGGTGAAACTGCACGAGGTATAGATCCTGATCATTGGATTAAACAATGGCAGTTAGAGTTTGAGTCTTATCAGGATAAAGAATCTGATTTAATTAGAGAAGATAAGAAACATTGGGAGCATTTAATTATTGTAGATGACTGTCGTTATCTTAATGAAATTGCATTATGTAAAGAATTAAATGCACATCTTTGTTTTATAGCACATGGTCCTCGTAAATTAGAGGATCATAATGGAGAATGGAGAAATCATGAATCTGAAGATTGGGCTAATGAAGTTGAACGAAACGGTCAAGACTATGATGTGGATCATTGGATCGAAAATCATAATGGTGTTAAAACGTTTGATCGGATAATTAAAAGAGTATATAATCAAGTAAGTGCATCTGAAGCTGTTTCTATTTCTAGTATGAAACGAATGATTAATAAGTTATTGGATATGTTAGATGATGAAGAAACCAAAGACAGCAATAATTGATGGTGATATTCTAATATATCGTGCTTCATTCTGGGCGGATATGGAAGGCATTGATGAGCTTCCTGTACGTTTAAAACATGATGTAAAGAAGTGGACACCACGGGGCTGCAAGCCTATTGTAGCTCTGTCTTGTCCTCGTAAGCAGAACTTTAGACGCAGAGTCTGGTCAGAGTACAAGGCTCATCGTGATGACACCAATCAACCTGATAGTATTAATTATGCTATTGAGATTGTGGTTGATGACTTTGATATTGTAAAGTATCCTCAGTTAGAGGCTGATGATATTATGGGTATTGAGGCATCGGCTGGTAATGCTATTGCTGTAACTATTGACAAGGATCTTCGATGTGTCCCCGGCTGGCACTGGAATCCTGATAAAGAAAAGAAACCTATCTGTGTATCCGAAGAGGACGCAGATAGGTTTTTTTATGAGCAATGGATGACTGGAGATACGACCGATAATATACCGGGACTGTGGAAAGTGGGTCCTAAGAAAGCTCAAAGGTTCTTGGATAATACTCCAAAGAAAGATTGGGTAAAAGAGATCCTAGAGATGTATCGTGTCGAAGAGAGGCCAGAGCATAAGGGTCGAGCAGGTTTAGATCCCATAAGATTTGCTAAAGCTATGGCTTGGTGTGTTCGTATTCTTCGTGATGGTGAGTATGATAAGTCCGGTCAGCTCATCAACTTATGGAACTTTGGGTATAAAGGAGACAAGAATGGATTCCAAATGTTCTAATTGTGGTTCTACAAATATGGTTCAAGCGGGCGTGTGTTCTGTATGTACGAATTGTGGATCAACAAGTGGTTGTTCCTAATGTATTTTGAAAAATTAACAAGATGTAACTCCTGTGGTCGTTTGACTACAGGAGTTTATATTCATGGGCATACTCAATGTTCGTGGTGTAAAGTAAATATAGAGCCCTGCTGTCAGGGTCAGGAGAATATTCATGCCGTATGTAAAAGAGACAATCCTCAACAAAGCACAGAAAGCCGTAAAGTTAACTGATGCTGAATTATCTATTGTTATTGGACATTTACTTGTAGAGATTGAGGAGTTAAAGAATGAACTCAAAGAAGTTTCCGTTGATCGACAACCTCGTACCAAAGCTGTTAAGCGAAATGTACCCGCCACTGGAGTATCAAGAGAAAGTAACTCGTGAGGAGTGGGCGTTTCGTGGGGGGCAACGAGATATTATTAGAAAATTAGAAACAATTATTAAGCAGCAAGAGAAAGGAGGCCGCTAATGTCACATTCACCATTTCATGTATTACAAGAACGTAGAGACCAATTCTTAGCTCGAGGCAAAGAATTATATGAAGAACGACAAGGTTTCGGAGGCGGTTATGCTGGTGCGTTTGCTGCACAATCAGGAATGTTACCTGAGTTAAGTGGATCAGATAGAGCGGCTTTATTAGCTTATGAATCTTCTATATCTTCTCAAAACAGAGCAAGAGGTCCATTAGGTCGATTGGGTGGAATGGCTGCAGGATTATTTCAAGCAAGTAGTAAAAAAGATCTTGTTAAAGATTTTAAAGGTTATCTAAATAAACAAGGTTTTTCTAAACAAGAACAATTACAATTCTTTCAAGCTTTAGATAAAGATCCTAAAGAATTTTTTGGCGATAAAATGCCTCTAGAAAAAGGCGAACAAATTAGATTTTTAAAAGAATATTTCAAAGAAGCACAAGATTTATATGATGCTTCTGCTGCTACTGAACGTGATATGATGCAAGAAGAAAGAGCAGCTAGAGAACAAACTGCTTTTGATAAAGCACAACGAGAAGCGTTTGGTTTAACAGAACAAGAAGAAGGTCAAGTGGCAGATCGTAGAAGAAAACAACAACAGAGTAAAGAATATTTAGAATCTAGAGGAGGCATGTCTACTCGACAAGCTAAGACAGGTTTTATTGCTATTCCTCAAACAAGGCCAATGTAAGGAGATAATAATGGGTTTAACAGGTAGAAGTGCACGAAAGAAAGCTAAGCGTCAAGCTGAAAGAGATAGAGCTTTTGCTAAATTTCGGCAGGGATTAACAGAAAAGTTCCGTAATAGATTTATGTCTGATCAAAGAAGACGTAGAGAATTTATGTATGGAGGAGTAGTTGCACAATACCGAACAGAACAACAAAACGCAGAACGTGCTGACTTTGATATTAAAAGTAGAGAATTAGCAGCTAATAGATTAGCAGAACAAATGCTAACAGAATCTAGACAAAGTTATCGGCCTCAGAAAAAATCATTAGGTATGCTGCGAGTACCTAGAAGGAGGATGATGTAATGGGATTTGGTGGTATTGGATATGATCCTGCTGCACAACAAGAAATGATGGCAGCTAATTTAGAAAGAGAAAGAGCTAATAGAAAACAAGATCAAGAAGAAGCTCGCAATGCTCGATTGGAAGAAGAAAAACTTCGATTATCTTTAGAGCGTGCTGCTAGAGCGGAACAATTTGAAGCTATGGAAGCTGAAAAATTAGCCATTGAAGAGTCAGAAGAAGAGGCTATTCAAGAACAATTGGGCCAACAACAGGCACAACAGAATGTTATGTCATTCTTTTCTGAAAGACCCGGTATTCAAATTGCGAAGCCCGGAAATGAAATGAGGCCAGAATGAGTATTAAAGAACGGTTTCGTGAGCTAGATAGTAGACGTACTCGTAAGTTAGAACGATCAAGATATGTAGCATCCCTAACTGTTCCAACTGTTTTACCTCCTGCTGGGTGGACAAATGAAGAGCAACTACCGCAGCCTTTTAGTTCTGTGCCTGCTCGTGGTGTAGTTGGCATGGCATCTAGAATGTTATCTGCAATGCTACCTGTCAATGATACTGCTTTCTTTAAATTTAGTTTACGACCGGGAACAGAACCAAGTCCTGAGATTAATAGCTATTTAGAAGCTATGAGTGCTCAAGTATATCGTAAAATTAATTCTAAAAATTTAAGAGAATCTATCTTCCAAGCACTGCAACATCTTATTGTTGTTGGTGATTCTATGGTTATTATGGAAGATGATTTTAGTTTTAGAGTAATTCGTTTTGATCATTTCGTGATGAGGAGGGAAGTAACAGGTGAGCCAAAAGAAATTATTTATCTTGAGTTTGTAGCTCGTGATAATGATGAGCCTATTGAAGATAACTTCCGAGCTCAGTATAGTGCCGACTATGCCTCTGAAGGTTATGATGTTATTTATAATAGATTAACCAAGGAGGAAGATTCCGATGAGTGGTTTGTTGAAAGAGAACAAGATGAAACTATTATTGAAACAGGTACGTTTAAAGTGTTTCCTGTTATCCCTTTGCGTTGGAGCACTATTGCTGGTGAAAATTATGGACGCTCCCATTGCGAAGACATTGCTGGAGATATCCAATCCTTAGAGGCATTTACTGAAGCCTCTCAAGAAGGCATGGCTGCAGCATCTACATTCTGGATGGGTGTAGATCCTGCCGGTATTACGGAGATTGATGACCTTGCTGGTCAATCCAATGGATCGTGGGTAGCTGCTAGATCGCAAGATGTTGTTACTTTATCTCCTGCACAAACTATGAATCCTCAAATTCAAGCTACTTTCCAAGCTGTAGAAACCATGCGTAGAGAAGTGGGACAGGCATTCTTACTTGACTCTGCATCTATTCCTAGTGGCGACCGTGTTACTGCTACAGCTGTTCGACGTATTGGTCAAGAGTTAGAAACTGTTTTAGGTG